CGTAGTAAAGAACGATATCGTTCTCTACAAGGTAAACAAAAACATGCTCATAGACGATGGCGAGTTTCTTTCTTTGCCGTTGATTGTTTCACAGGTGGTAAAGACAAAAAACGGGTACGTGATTACGTACCAAAATGCCGACATTATGAGCAGACACTCAATCACCGATTGCGTGTCGGTATTGAGTAACGAGGAACCGCCAAAGTAGCGGCGGACTGTCAGAATTGTTTGTTGATTTTCATCACTAGTCAACTGTCGTGATTTTGCATTTTGCTTTAGCAGAAAACGGGAGTTCAGCGAAAGCAGTAGATCCAGCCGGCAAGCATAGACTCTACTGACTTCTGCCCTACGCAGCTTTTGCATTAGGACATCTCATGAGGAACCGTTACACCCGTAACGGACGAGGGTAACAAGCGGGCGGGCGGTACTGTGGAGGTATCGCCCGTCATCTCAACAAAAAGAAAAGACACGGTTGCAGCCGTGCCTTTTCGGACAAACGAAAGGATTTGATATGTCTACTCAATTGTACACCGCGAATCAGAAACTTGGTTCGCTTGGCGCTTTTAGTCATGACCTGGCTGTTGACGTTGTTGTTGTCACACCGGAAATGGCACAAAACATGCTTGCAATCAACTCGTATGAACGGCAACGAAATGTCAGAACCGCTAAGGTTAGCCTATACGTAGAGGCAATGCGTAAGGGCAGATTTGAACCTGGGTCTATGTTGTCGTTTGGCATTGTCGGACAAAATCCTCCCAAGTTGCTGGATGGACAACACAGACTCCACGCAGTAATCAAGTCTGGCAAACCGCAGACATTTGTAATCAGAACCAAGCAGTACGAAACAGATGAAGATTTTTCAATTGCATACGGACACTTTGATCAACACTCAAAACGCTCGCTAACCGATACGTTGAGGGCGGCCGGTATTGATTCAGAATTTGGTTTTACGGTGAGACAAATGCGTCACATGGCAAGCGCAGTTAAAGCCATACACGAATCACGCTTTGGCGCAGACCGAAAAGCAACCGCCAACGCAATTGAAGATCTTCAGGAATGGATTAGATATTACGTTGACGCTGCGGAGTTGTATTGGGAGGCCATTGATGGCGCTCCAGGGTTTTTGCGCTCTCCCTTGGACAGAGCAGCCACCATGTCAGTTGCATTGGTAACATGCAAATTTGGATCTATTTCATACGGAGAAGACAAAACGTTTGATTTTTGGCGAGGCATTGCGCTGGATGATGGTTTATCCGCAAACGATCCGCGAAAAGTAGCAAACCGTCATTTGCTGACTGCTGTTATGTCTTCTGGAAACGGCGGAAACAGAGACGGAGCAAACCGAGTTACACCAGCATACAGCGCCCGCTATCTTGCAAACTGCTGGAACGCTTGGATTGAAAATAGAAAAATTGGGAGTACAAACGTGCGTGATGTAGCTCAAGACATTCACATTTTGGGGACACCTTTTGTGCGTGCGTAACACCATAGGCGGCGGCGTGGACAGTGAGTGCGGTGCGCAACGCCACACGCGAACAGTAAACGGCGCTTCGGCGTCGAGCCGGTGCAATTCCGGTCCGCCTAGCTCAGCAGTACGTGACGGCAGTGCAACCGGGATTGCACAGGCAGTGCAAAAGCCTATCTGGGGAAACGCGACAGTACCCAGATGCAGCGGGTTCGACTCCCGCCCGTCACTCTCAGCAGTACGTGCATACTTCCTATCGTTTCTCTCCTTGTGTGTGGGTGTTGGAAAACACAAAACCCCGGTAGGGGCCGGGGATTTGCGAACAACGGTATCAATTCAATTCATTTCAAAGTTTAGCAGAAAGGTATTTGGGATGCAATACGATGATTTTATGAGTAAAAAACATCTGCGAGCGGGCGTACATGGTTTTGAAGTGCAACAGGCCATCAATCCAAAATTGTTTGACTGGCAACGTGACATTGTGCGCTGGTCACTCAACATCGGCAAGAGTGCCATATTTGCCGAACGTGGGTTAGGCAAAACGGCGATGGAATTGACCTGGGCCGACGAAGTAGCCAAGCACACAGGCGGCAAGGTGCTAGTCCTGACGCCGCTTGCCGTGGCGCATCAACACATTCGCGAGGGTGTCAAGTTTGGCGTAGACGCTACCTATTGCCGTAGTCAAGACGCCGCCGACAATGCGCCAACGAGCGTCATTGTCGCCAACTACGAAATGCTGAAAGAGTTTTCGCCTGACATGTTCGTCGGCGTGGTACTTGACGAGTCAAGCATCCTCAAATCGTTTACTGGTGCAACAAAGCGCATGTTGCTTGACGTGTTTGAGCATACGCCGTACAAGCTTGCAGCAACGGCGACACCCGCTCCAAATGACCATCTCGAACTAGGCAACCACGCCGAATTTCTCAACATCATGCCGTCAAACGAAATGATTAGCCGGTGGTTTATCAACAATTCGATGAAAGCCGGTGACTATCGACTGAAACGCCACGCCGAAAAGAAGTTCTGGCGTTGGGTGACGACGTGGGCAGTATGCCTGAGCAAGCCTAGCGACCTGGGCGAACAGTACAGCGACGAAGGCTATATCCTGCCTCCGCTGCACGTACACCAGGAGGTTGTCATGGTTGACCATCGGCGGGCGTTTGACAATGGCCGCTTGATTATTGACGACAATTCATCGGCTACGCAGATGTGGAAAGAAAAGGCCGCTACTGCCGGTGACCGTTGCAGTCGTGCGGCTGAAATTGTGCGGATGGATAACAACAATCCGTGGATTGTGTGGTGCGATACCAACGACGAAGCGGACTTACTGCAAGCACTTTTGCCGGAAGCTGTCGAAGTGCGAGGTAGTGACAGCGTAACGGAAAAGGAACGCAAACTATCGGCGTTTAGCAACGGCGACGCGCGCATCATCATCACGAAAGCCGACATTGCCGGGTTTGGTCTCAACTGGCAACACTGCAACAACCAAGTATTTGCGGGCGTAACGCACTCGTTTGAAAAGTTCTACCAAGCGCTTGGTCGCTCGTACCGTTTCGGACAAACCAAACCCGTCAACGCATGGGTTGTATTTGCAGAAAGCGAAGGAAACATCATGGACAGCATTCGCACAAAGCAAGAGGCATTTAAGGAATTACAGGACCAAATGAGCGCAGCAATGCGGGCGAACGGTTTTAGTGTAGGCGGCAATCATTCGGCGCTGTCCGAAGTCGAGGAAGCGATTGCCGCCGGTGAAGACTACACGCTTTACCTCGGAGACTGCGTAACGTCGATGCGCCACATCCCCGATAACTCCATCGGCTTTAGTGTGTTTAGCCCGCCTTTTGCAAATTTATACATCTACTCGGACAGCGTAGCCGATATGGGCAACTGCGCAGACTATGACGAGTTTCAGCGCCATTACGACTACCTAGCGGCGGAGTTGATGCGGGTACTCATGCCAGGGCGCTTGGTTGCCATCCACTGCAAAGATTTGCCGAAGTACATGAATCGTGACGGCGCGGCGGGGCTGTATGACTTCCCGTCTGACTTGCGGGAATCAATGGAACGGGCAGGGTTTATTTATCACAGTCGTGTCACCATCTGGAAAGACCCTGTTACCGAAATGCAGCGCACCAAGAATCACGGACTGTTGCACCGCAATTTTAGCGACCGCAGCGAAGTTGTTCGGCAAGGCATGGCCGATTACATTTTGGTTTTTCGCAAGTGGTCAGACGATATGCCTGACAAGCAAATTCAGCACAATATCGGCGGACCGGATAGCAACACGGACGGCATCGAAGCGCATCAGTACATCGGCACACAAGGACCGGAATACTGGCGCGACGACCGTGATTACTCTATTCAGGTTTGGCAACGGTACGCATCGCCGGTGTGGTTTGACATCAACCAACAGGACGTACTCAACCATCGCATTGCCAAAACAGACCAGGACGAAAAGCACATCTGCCCGTTACAGCTTGATGTAATCGAACGTTGCATTTGGCTTTGGAGCAATCCAGGCGATACGGTACTAAGTCCGTTTACTGGTATCGGCAGTGAAGGTTATGTGGCACTTAAGACACGGCGCAAGTTCATCGGAATTGAGCTAAAAAAGTCGTACTGGCAAATGGCGCAAAAGCATCTCGAGGTCGCCTTAACTGACCGCAACACCATGACGCTGTTTGATTTGGCGTTGGCCGCTGACTAACATCACCGTGGACGGTAGGCGCAATGTCTACCGTCCACTATTCGCCACAAGAAAGGCTATAACGTGATAACTGACATCGCCACAATGGGCATACTGCATCAAGGATTACAGCCCAATATCCCGAAAGACATGGAAGTAGTAAAGCTAACTGCGCCTTTTGCGAGTGAATTAAACGCATTGTGGCACAGTCGTTTGCCGTTTATTCACTGGAGCAACATCGTTCGAAATCGCCATTATGTTTGCTACGGCGCTTTACACGATTGGAAGTATTACGCTTGCGCTATTTGGTCGTCACCTGTCAACCAAAACTTTGATATTGACACGGTTTTAGAATTGCGGCGGTTGGCTATTGCACCATTAGCACCAAAATACACAGCAACTTGGATACTTGGAAAAATGGCAAAGCGCATAC